TGTTGTTTAGATTTATCTTTTTTAGCCTTATCGTTCCATCCACGTGTAGATGTTTTTATGTCAATTATAATGAATTTATTTGTTGTCTCATTATACATCACGACATCAAGAAAGCCCATGTATTTAACGCGTGGTAAGTGCGGATTAGGCGCTAATACAATTGGCACCTCACAACCTACTAACCACCAACCACGTTTAGAAAAATACTTACGTCTGTTTCTTCTAAGGTAATTTATAATTTCAACACCGTCGGAATAGAATTCTCGAAGTGTTTGGGCGTCAGTAAAATGCTCTCCTTTATTCTGTTTATAAGCGTCTGCATAACAATCTCTTAATCTGGTTTCAAAATCTGTTTCTAAATCTAACTCGTCAGCCTTAACTGCACTCTGGTTATACATAACATCAAGATACATTTGTAGTGTCTCATGTAACGCAGTTCCAAAAGTCATATGAATACTTTGCTCCCTGATTTTATGTCCGTCTCTGTATTGTAGAGCCCATTTTTTAGGACATTGAGTGTACATAGATAGTTGAGAATATGAGATATTTTTCTCATAAGCAAAATTCACCGGTTCAGGTGGATTTTTTTGAATTTCTTTAACTATTTGGGGGGCTTTCTTTTTAGACAAAACTAGTTTTTTATAAATCGTGTATTTAAATCTAATATATTATCTTGAGTAATCAAAGTTGTATATTCAATTTTTTTACCATCTTTAATATTAGTATTTAATAAAGTTAAATCAGTATTTATTTCCACTTCATCGTATAGCCAAGTATTTGGATTTAATAAAATTTGTTTAGAATATACTTCATTTCCATTAATATTTAATATTTTTGAATCTATTTCTAATGGATTTTCATCCTCATTCCAATAAAACAAGCCTAATTTATCATTTAATTCATCTGAGTGTTTATTGGGACTAATTTTGCATGGTTTGGGGATATTTTGCCATTTTTCTGTCCAACCCCCAGGATTATTAATCATATCAAATTCAGTATTAGGATAGCGTTCCCTAACTTTACCTGGGTAGTTGGTTCCATTTAAATTGTAAAGTTTGTTTTGGTAATATATAATAGTGGGAATAATATATTCAATCCATTTACCATAATAATCTATTTTTTCACATAACTTCCAAAATTGAGAATCATTTTGGACTAAATCAAAACCATCAAATAAGTCTACAGAATAACCTATCATGTGCATATCAGCTATTCTATGATGGGGTTTTGCCCAATCTCCTTCTTGACGCTCACCATATAACAGATAATCTTCAAAAGAATCTATATCTTTAACTAAAGATTTTAATTCATTTAAATCAAATTTAGTATCAGCTTCAACTTTAAAGATTTTTTCATAGCCTAAATTTTTAGCAAATACTGAAGTTGAGATAAAACTATTATACATATTAGCAACATGATCCTGGACTCCAATTAGGGGGAGCCAATTTTCCATAGTTCCTATACCTGTATTTACATAAACATAAGGTAATTCATATAATTCTTTATCTAAAATATCTTGGGGAGGTCGCCCAACCATAAACCCATGACCATATTCTACATAATGATCTACTTTAGTATCTAAACCCCAAGAAAAATTATATTTATTAATTAAAGCTATTTTATAAGGTAATATTGATTTTAATTGATTTATTAAATCTAAACAAGCTTTTGCCCTTTCTTTATTAGAAAGATAACCATCTATGAATATTAAAGTATTTTGATTCATATTTTTATAGTATTTTTATATATAACTTTATTTGATTCTTCTTCAACTATTCGCATATCATAATATCCTTCTTCTACAGAACAATTAGCAAGAAAGAAAACCCAAAATTCAAAAATATTTTGATTATTTAAAACCCAAAGAATTTGGTTATCCTTTACAATTTCAAACCTAACTATAGGTTGAATAATTTTATTAGCTAAAAATGAATTTTTAACCCATAAAAATTTATTTTCTTTAGTTTCAAATTTAATTAAAAAATCATCTTGAGATAAAACTCTTTGATAGTAATTATCTTCTAATTGATTTTTAAAATTAGGATCTTTAAATCCATGAAATACTAAAACATCATTCCCATGTTTGGGTAATACTAAATTTTCTGAAATTGCTGCTGAAGAATAACTGTAATTATGAAATCTTTCCATGTCTATATAAGGTAATTCTTCCATATCTACTAAAGGTAAACATTTAGTATAATTATATTTATTTAATAATAAATTTGCAGAATCTTCATCATGTAAAGCAAAAATACCTTGTCTAGTTCCTCTATATTGTTGGAATAATTCTACTTGTTCATCAAAAAACCATTTACATTCATTATTAAAAACAATAACATTAGTTTTTCTTCTAGGATAAACATAAATAGGTACCCCAGTAGCTTCTCCTAAGATATTAAGAGGACTTGACCATTCTTCTTCATCTACAATCCCTTGTACTGTGATTAAATCATGAGTATGAGAATTGATTAAAGGAAAATTATCTAATTCATTAAAATGTTTAATAATAGTATCAGCATTTACTGTTAAAGCTATATCAGTGTCAACATAAACAAATTTACTATTAGGGATAAAATCAGTTACATCTGATAAAATAGAAGGTTTTAAAGATAAAACATTATCATATTTACCTTTACTATTTAATTCTCCTAACTCAACATCTAATCTTCTAACTATAAATTGATCTGTTAATTTAAAAGCTAAATCTGAAGTATAGTTAATAGTATATAAAATACATTTACGATTTGAAAAGCGTTTAACACTGTCTATTAGAACTGAAAGTAAAGGCTCATAATTTTCTGTAAAATGGGTAACCCAATAAAAATCTTTTTGATAGGTTTTTTTATATTCTGAAACTATTGAGTTACCTCTAAATGAGAGTTTTGTATCAGATTTATTATAAAAATGGTGCATTAAAATTTCATCCCCATTACAATAAACCTTTCCCCCACTCCATACAGCATCTTGTATTACCTTAGAACTTTCATGTTCTATATTTTGACTTTGTTGGATAATTTCAATACTATTTATATTTTTAGCAAATTGGTCTAAATCTATTTCTATAAAATCTATATATTCATCAACTACATTTTTATAATAACTAAGTGAAGAACCCATTTCAAAATTTGAAGGAATATTTTTAATTAATAAAAAAGGACCTCCTAGTCTATCATGAAACTTACCTCCTCCTGAGCTTATAAAATTTTTAGTAGATAAATGGGGTAAAACCCAAGAGTATATATCCCCGAATAAGGTATCTGTATCATACATCCCTACATAATCGTATTTAGAATAATCAATAATATCATTCCAAAACCCATTTAAATACATAAATTTAAATGGAAGGGGTTTTGCTATTATACTATGGGGGTAATCTATTCCCGTTAATTTTAAAAATCTAGATTTAATTTGATCTTCTGTTACTTTACAAATATTATAGTTTGAGGGTAAATGAGATGTAGGTAAATCTTGGTCGGTAAATAAATAAAAATCTATATTTGGGTTTTGTTGTAATAAAGTTTTTTCATGATAAATATAAAAATCTGGGATAGGACCCATCCAACTATTGATTAATAGAATTTTTGGAGGTTGTTTTTTATATTCTAAAATTACATCACATTTATAATTAAATTCTTTAAATTTATAACCTGATTTGATTGATTTTTTGATTGTAGATGTTCTATCTTCAAGTGATGTTAATTCATTAGCTTCAAATATAATGGTTTCAGGGTAAACATTATGCCCCCCTTCCATTATATTATCTACAATAATAGTATCGTGACCTTCAGCATCAATTTTTAAAGTTTTAACACTTTTTATATTATGTCTTTTTACTAATTCTTTCCAAGTAAGAACTTCAACTTCCTCTTCGATTAAAAGGTGTTCTAAGTTATTTTCTTTTAATTCTCTAACTGTTACTTTATGAGGTTCACCTATAGAATTACAACCTTTTAAATACCAAGAAAGATCATTTTCTTCTATATCTTTAGGATGGACATAGTAAGCTTTAGTTTTACCTGAATGATTGCTTATAGCATAATTTAATTTAGTAACTGAAGGGTTATTGGGTAGACGATCTAAATAAAGACTAACGGCATCTATAGATAGTCCTTTTTGATTTTCTGTACTTTGAATTAAAGTTTCAAAGTCTGAGGTGCCTATTTCAATAAAATCTAAATTCATTTATAATTTTTTATATAATCACTACAAACACCTATTGTGTCTTCATTTGGTTCTTTTTCAAATACTTCAGGCATTACTAAAATACCTCGTCTATATAAGTTAGTTGACCAAATATAACCACGAGAAGTTAAAACTCCAAGATCATTTTCATGAGAAAAATAATTTAGTTTAGAACCATTACTATCTAGTTCATTTAAATAAGATAAAGCATCCATATTTTTACAATGAATCCATAATTTATTATAAAAGTTACTTAGTAAATCAAAGGGAAAATCATATTGAGGTTCATCATGCCCTAACTTAAATTTACCATCTATCCACCAAACATCAATTTCTACTTCATACCCAGCTTGGAGAGCCTCCCAGATATAATCTGGGTGGTTCTCTCGTTCTGGGTTGGGGCCTTCTAAATTACCTCTATGGGAAATTAATCTCATTTGTAATTTTCTAAGTAATAAGTTAAATCTTCAGGAGTACCTAATCCCCACATATTTTCAGTTGGAATCATATGGTTGTAAATTTGTTTACCATCTCCAATTGCTTCATTATATACAGGACAAACATAAAATTCATTATTAACACGAATGTCTTTTTCGATCATTTGTTCAGCGTACTTAACATAATCTGAACCATGTTTCCAATAATAGATACCTGCTGTAGCTTGGTCTGAAATTGGGTTTTTTTCTGCTACCTCACTAATAATTCCATTTTCATCTGTTTTAGCAAATGACCATTTTGGGTGTGTAGCAGGAAAACATACGATACCACCATCGTAGTCTTTTTCATTCATTTTATACATGAATTCTGTTGAATCCCAATCAAGGAATTGGTCCGAATTAGATAAAATAAGTGGTGCATCGGTATCAATGATTTCTTTGGCAAGTAACGTGGTACACGCGGCTCCCTCAGTTAATCCATCGACCTCTACGATTTGACAATTAGGTGTGATTAAATTAAGTAAAGTATCGAGATTATATTTTTCTCTATGTTTTTTCTGGACAATATAGATGAAATTTGCTTCCAGATTAATCATTTCAGCTACAATTTGGATCATTGGTTTACCCTTAACATCAATTAAAGGTTTTGGGAATGTATAACCTACTTTTTCAAATCTTGAACCTGCACCCGCCATTGGAATTAAGACATTCATCTTTTTATCTTGCCATTTATTCATAATCTTTTTCTTTGTTTTCAGTTTAATATTAATTTTTTCTAAAGTTACATCGTTAGAATTATCTACCCTTAATACATCAGCTTTACTACGTGTTGCTGATAATAATCCTTGTGGGGAATCTTCTATAATTAAAGTCTCTTCAGGTAAACAATTTAACATTGACATTGCTTTCCAATAGATTTCGGGATGTGGTTTAGCATTTTTGACATCATCATTAGTCATAATAACATCTAGATATTCAATAACCCCTACTTTAGCTAATGCTACTAATGCTGTTCTACGAATACAATTAGTACAACAACCTACTAAATAACCTTCTTCTCTAAGAGTTCTAAAAATTTCTCTCATTCTTTCATTAGTAGGAAGTTTTGAAAAATGTTTAATAGTTAAACGTTGTTTTTCATCATAAATTCTTTGATGGTCAGTATATGGTAAACCCTTTTCTTCACTAAGCATATCTAACTTAGTACGAGTTTTTAGCCCATCATAACGAGCAACATGTTCTGCTTCTGTAATAATGTATTTGGGGTCTACTTGAGCAATTGCATCATTTAAAGCTCTATAATGGACTTCTTTAGTATCAACTATAACTCCATCTAAATCAAATAAAACTAGTTTTTTCATAATTTACTTTTTCCACTGGTTTTTTTCTACTAACTGAGCAATAATACCATAATTTACAATATCTTGAAATGTATCAACTATTGTTTCATTATTAGGTACACGACTACTAATGATTAGATTTTTCCAGCGATTAATTTTATCACTTATTCTATACCATAAGCCTGTAAGAGCAAATTCCCTTTCATCTTCAGTAGCAAGGCTAGTACCAGCAGTAATGTTATGCATGCCGTAGTCAAGATGTTTACGGCTAAATAACTCCAACTGCTCTTCCATGATAGCCATATAGCCAGCATAAATGTGAGGATACTCTTTTTTAATGATTTCGGTAGCGGTAAGACCATATTTAACTGTCTCTTCTTCTTTAATTTGATTTTCTACTGCTGCTGGGTGGTCTTCCCATCTGTTACCAAACGGATCAGGTTCGGGTTTACCATTTGTAGTTGATACTGACCAAACTCCTGTATCTTGTACATTCCATAATGTTTTATCGTCTATACTTTTTCCGGGCATAACTATTTTTTATTATTAATATGAATTATTACTTCGTTATAATATTCTATAAAATGTTCATTCCATAAATCCCATTTAATATCTACCCCATCTACAGAAAATACTTCATGATTAGGGAATAATCTAAGAAAAACATCTCTAAATATTCTAAATTGATTTTTCAATTCGGGAGTGGAAAGATGCCATTCCCCTACTGCTACCCCAAGGTTTTCTTTTAACCAACAAAAATTATCTAATGTAAAAATACTATACTCTCCTCCTTCACAATCAGTTTTAAGAAAGTCAATTTTTTTTAAATTATTTTCTTTAAGTAAAGTAGTAAACGAAATTCCTTCTACTTTTACTTCTTGATTAATATGGTTATTTATTCCAAAAACTTCAGTTAAAATGGTATCTCCATCTTGGGGAGTTAAAGCTTTTTTAATTATAGTAACAGGACCTTTTTTAGTATTATTTTCTAAAGTTGGGTGTTCTACTGGGGAGGGTTCGACACAGATTACTTTAGAAGGGTTTTTATCTAAGATTGAATAGGTAAAAGGACCAATACTAGCTCCTACATCTAAAACTATATCATCTTTTTTTACTTCAAAAAAACGTTCATATCCTTTATCCCTAAAAATTTCACCTATGATTGCTTCTTTATGGAATAGACCTTCACCTTCATTCATCCACCCCCAATCAAAACCTTCTAATTCCATTATATAACTTGTTTTTTATCTAGATATTTTTCTATGGTTTCTAATCTCTCATCAGCATCCGCTAACATAGCAAGTGCTTCTTCAGCATTTTTGTAAAAATCATCTGTTGAGTGATCACCAATACCTGCTGGGTTTTTTTCTAGAAGTTCTAGAGTTAATAGTGCTTTAGCTCTATCAGCGTGAGCTGAAGTGGAAAGCATATCTCTTAATTTACTCATAACTTGGCTTTTTTAATTAACTTTTCGGTTTCGTCTTCTTCGACCCCCATTTTCCAAAGAATACCTCGTATGCCGTGATCTTGTAAGATATCAATATACTGATCTGCTTCACCTAAACTACATTCTAGGTAATCAGCAATATATTCGGCTAGTTCTTGATAATTTCTTTTGTTTTCGTTTTTTACGTACTTGAGGTAGATTTTTCTTTTAGGTAACATTTCGCGATAAATGGAATAAATTTGTTTCTTACTTTGTGGATTAACCTTTTGAACATAGTTTACTACATCAATATAATCCATGTTCATAGATACGTATCTATGTATCATGTAAGAATTAAACTTATCCCACGAATCTTGCGAAATTTCTTCAGGAGCTGTTTTATAGAGAGTTATCTCATTTAACCACTCGAAGAGGGTTGTCACCTGCTTCATCTCTCAATTCTTTTGGTAGTGTGTCCTGTAAAATTTCACCTGTTTCTGGGTTATAGAAAACTGGGATAGGCATTAAAGCGTCTTCAGGGGTACCTGCTACAAATTTAGAGACTTTACGGATAATAAATCCTTGAGCCCATACTTTTCCATTTTTGTGTTCTACCGATTCTGTGTTTTTTAAATCGATGTTTGGTTGATTCATTCCTTGATCCATTGTTTATTTATTTTAATTCAATTAATTTTTGTATGAGTGCCATACAGTTGATTTCTTTATCAATACGGAAGTTGGATTGGTAACTATATTCGTTGATATAAATTGCAACCATTCCTTCACGACCACTTGCATATACATGAGCGTTATCATAAAGATAACGATAAAGCTCTTCAAAATCGCTAACGTTTGCGTTAGCAATAATTTGGCGAATTTCACGCCATTTAGGTTTAGCATTACTTAATTCTTTTAGTATTGATGTCATATAATTAGAAGACACTAATACTGATTTATCTATAACTAATTTTTGGTTTTGGGTTGATAGCTGAATTGTATTAAGACATTTACGTAGATCTGGGTAGTATTGGTTTACAATGGTTTTTAGATCTTCCATCTCATATGTTGTACCTTCAGTTGCCATTACACTAGCAAGGTGTACTGCTACCTCTTTTTTACTAGGAGGAATAACTTTAAGTACTTGACAACGTGATTGAAGTGGATCAATAATACGCTCAACATAATTACACGTCATAATAAAACGAGTAGTACGTGAGAATGTCTCGATTACATTTCTAAGAGAAGCTTGCGCCTGAATCGTAAGAAAATCTGCCTCATCAAGGATAACCACTTTGAGTGGCTTGAATGAAGCTGTTGAAGCAAATCCGGAAACTTTGTCTCTAATAGTTTCGATACCTCTTTCATCACTCGCGTTGATATATAAGTGATCACAATTAAGGTTATTAACAATGAGTTTAGCCAAAGTCGTTTTACCTGTACCAGCGGGGCCAAAGAAAATAAGGTTTTGAATATCATTTTGACCGAGATATTGTTCAATGGTCTTTTTAATGTGCTCATTTCCAACATAACTATCTAACGTTTTAGAACGATATTTTTCAACTAATAATGTGTGATCTTTAGTCGCGGTCACCATATAAACTATAACTTTTTACAGGAGGTGGTTTTATCTCTACCTCTTTATTACGTATAACATACAACTTACTACTTAAAGGAGCAAGTCTAAATTCAGCTTTCTCACCTGTTTTTTGAAACCATGCTTCTAGAGTTTCAGTAAGAGAATTATGGACTTTTGAATCGCCAACAAGCACCCAGCGATCACCAGGTGCTTGTCTATTAGCGATTAACTCATTATGTTCTTTAACTTCAGTCTTCATTACATCATTCCTCCCATCATTGACATTGGGTCAATTTGAGGTGTTGAATCTTCATTAGGTTTATCTACTACAGTACACTCTGTAAGTAAGATGGTACCTGCTACTGAAGCAGCATTTTCAAGTGCTGAACGTGTTACCATTGTTGGATCAATAATACCTGCTTCTTTCATATCAACCATAGATTCTGTTTTAAGGTTATAACCTGTCCAAACATCCTCATCTCCTGAATTGATTAAAGTTTCAGCTAAAATTAAACTTTGTACCTCGGTATAACCAGCATTAGTAAGGATTTGAGCGAATGGTTTACCACAAGCTTGGTAGACAATATTGGCACCAATATTATTTTCTCCATCTGCAAATAAAATACCTCCACGAGCATAAAGTAAAGCAGCACCACCACCAGGTACAATACCTTCCTCAATAGCAGCTTTAGTAGCATTTAAAGCATCGTCTACACGATCCTTTTTTTCTTTCATTTCAGTTTCGGTGTTACCACCAACGTGGACTATTGCCACTCCTCCGACGAACTTCGAGAGCCTTTCTTGGAGCTTTTCAACTTCGAACGGCGATCCTGCTTGTTCGATTTGTTGTTGTAATGCTTCAATACGTGCTTCAATTCGTCCTGAATCTCCTTTTCCATCTACAATTGTAGTTTGTTCTTTAGTTACATTAACATTTCTTGACTCCCCAAACCAATCCCAGCTATATTTGTCAAGTTTCATACCTTTTTCGGTACTAAATACTTCACCCCCTGTTAAAATTGCAATATCTTCTAAAAGAAGTTTTTGACGATCTCCAAATTCAGGAGCTTTAACAGCACATACTGAAAGTGTACCTCTCATCTTGTTTACAACTAGTGTAGCAAGTGCTTCATTATCAATATCTTGAGCAATAATAAGAAGGGAACGACCAGTAGAAGAAACACCTTCTAAAATAGGAAGTAGTTCTTTTACCTTAGTAAATCTATGATCAGCGATTAAAATATAAGGGTTAACTAATCCAGCTGTCATTGTAGTATTATTAGTAACAAAATAAGGTGATTTAAAACCACGGTTAAATTGAATACCTTCTACTGTTTCTAAATAAGTTTCTCCAGATTTAGATTCCTCAATTGTTACTACACCATCTCGACCCACTTTTTTCATAGCAGTAGCAATTAATTTACCTACTTCAGGATCATTATTAGCTGATATAGTAGCAACTTGTTCTAATTGTTCTTTCGAGGTGATTTCTTCAGCATTATTACGGAGAGTAGATACTATTTGAGAAACTGCTTTATCAATATTACGTTTAATTTCAACTGCATTAGCTCCATTATTTAAATGTGATAAACCAGCATTTACCATTTCACGTGCTAATAAAGTTGAGGTAGTTGTGCCATCACCTGCTATATTAGCAGTTTGAATAGCGGCTTGTTTTACCATTTGAACTCCTAATTCCTCAATTGGATCTTCAAGTGAGATATTTTTTGCTACTGTAACACCATCTTTAGTAGATTGTGGATATTCACTTGGTTTTGAAATAACTACATTACGTCCATTAGGACCCATTGTTGCTACTACAGCATCAGCTAATTTATCAATACCTGCTACTAATTGTTTTCTGGCGTCTGGACCAAATTCGATAATTTTACTCATTATTTATTAATTTTTGCTAAAACTTCATTTTCTTTACCAATCCAATATTCTTGACCCTCATATTCAAATTTTGTAAATCCCATTGTAGGTAATACTACAATATCCCCTGAGGTGAGTTGGGTTTCAATAAAAGTCCCTCCCATAGCCATATAGCCAGGACCTACAGCTACCACTTCAGCTGTTTTATTTACATCATTTCCCATATCGGGTATTACAATGTTACCATAAGTAGTTTCTTCTACTTCAACCGGTTTTACTACAACCGCATTATAAAGTGCTTCAATCATAATCTAATTATATTTTTAAGTTCTTCTGATTTTTGTTCAAAACGTTCTACGAATTCTCTTAGTGAATCATAATTTTGGGATTTAGCACTATCACGAGCAATTGCTTCGATACAAGTACCTAATTTACCAAAGTGACCAATTGTGTTTTGGTACTCTTTACCTGACTCAGAGAATGTAGATTTCTGAGCAATGTAACAATGATCGTCTAATTGAATGTAATAAGGAGTCAACGCGGGATCCTTAATAAAACGTAAATTTGATTTGCTAGGTTTAGCCATAACTATTTCTATTTGTTTATGTGAATATACGAATAAAATTGCGCTAGGACACG